GCATCATTTAATAACATGTTACCAGCAGTAGTAGACGCAGCCGGTAACTTTAAGAAACTAGTTCTTAACGCATCCATTATAGGACTGTTTTCACCAAACTGCGATGCCATTGAAGTGAATGCTGCTCTTGCAGTATCTGCGCCTTCACCCTGCATACGACTTAAGGCTAGTTCAACGTCTGCTCTACGTTTGTCATTTGCCATCTTAGACGATAATGCTTTACGATCTTGTCCAGTTAAGTTTGCAAGTAGTTGTATTTGTTTTACAAAGTTAGCACCGGCTTGTGCTTGTTGATTGACACCCATTGTAGCAAAATGTGTATTTCGTGCTTGCATTGCAGTATAGTTTGCTAACAGCTCTGCAGCTTCACTTGCTTTGATACCCATCATTGCAAATTCTGTACGATAAGTGTCCTGAACAACTTGGTTCAACGCCATGAATCTTGCGGCACCTAGTTTAGCACTACCACCAAACGCTGCCAACGATTCACTATTTGATCTAAGCACACTTGTCATTTGCTCTAAAGTCATATAGCTTTTTGCCGCTGCTCTTTCAAAATCAAACAGATTATTTGAAAAGGTTGCGCCAGTAGCACTTAGTCCATCAAACGTATCAATTAAGTTTGCACTATGTCCTACTATTGCTCCAGCTGCAGCTCCAAAAACTGCACCGAATGAACCAAATGATGCAGAACCTTTGTCGATAGCAGTGCCTAGTTGTTGTAGGTTTAAACCTGTTCCAGCTGTGCTTGCACCGAAGTCTATTAGGCCTTTAGTAGAATCTAGTACCCAATTGAGCATCCTTTTGCCTTTTGAGGCAAAATTGTCCGCTGCACCGGCTGCACCATCTAGTGCTTCGCCAGTATCTGTTGCACTTTTCTTGAGGCCTTTAATAACAATAGTTGCATCTTTGTTTGCTTTAATGTTATCAACTTTTGATTTTAATTCTGCTTTCATCGCAGGAGAGGCGCCACCGTTCTTTTTCTCGAACGCATCTAAAAGTTTTGTTAATGTTGCTTCAGTTGCTACGTCGCTTAACGTAACGGTATTGTTGTCTATGTCTACTGTAACGCTCATAATCTACCCAGATAAATAGTATTGTACACTCGTACTTATATGTTATTTATCGGAGCAAAACATGGAAGAAAACAATAACCCATTACTTGGCTATTTTCGCAAGCCAGAAATATATCTAGCGTTGCCTAGCAGAGGAAAGTACTACGCAGACGGTGCATTAGACTTACCACCGAATGGCGAACTTGGTGTATTTCCAATGACTGCTAAAGATGAGTTAATCTTTAAGACACCAGATGCCTTACTTAACGGTAGCAGTACTGCCGAAGTTATCAAAAGTTGCGTACCTGCAATCAAAGATCCGTGGGGCATACCTAGTTTAGATATGGACGTATTATTAATTGCTATTAGAATTGCAACATACGGAAATCAAATGGATATCAATAGCGTATGTCCAAAATGTCAAACACAAAATGAATACGGAATTGACTTAGGAAACTTAATCACACAGTCAGCAGATTGGACATTTGAAAATACTGCTGAACTTAAAGGATTGCACTTTGAATTCAAGCCGTTAACATACAAAGAGATGAATGTTGAAAATCTTAGACAATTTGAAGAAAATAAGATTATGAGGATTGTTAATGACGAATCAACATCAGAAGAGCAAAAACAAGAGCTATTCCAAGATGCGTTTTTAAAACTTACTGCACACACAATAGACTTGATTGGTAAAACAATTTGCAAAATTACAACACCTGATGGAGTTGAAGTAACTGATCAAAAACACATCAGTGAATTTATGCAAAGTGTCGATAGAGGAATGTTTGAAGCAATTCAGCAACATCTCGACAAACAAAGAATTAAAAATAGTTTTGCAGAGTTTGAATTGACTTGTGAAAACGAGGAATGTGACAACAAATACAAAACCCCTATAGTATTCGACAACGCAAATTTTTTCGTATAAGGCTTCTAAGTCTTAGCAACGAGGATATTGCCAAGATGCTAAAACAGTTCGACTCAGAAGCCGAAGCAATTAAACAAAACATATTCAAACTAGTTTGGTACATGCGTGGTGGTATTAATCTGGATCAAGCATTTATGCTCAGTGTCAGTGAACAAAAAGTCATTTACGAAATAATCGCAGACAATATTAAACAAACAGAAAAAACGGGTTTAGCATTAATCTAATAGATTATTAAACCACTTTATAAGATGACTTACAGTCATCAGCAATTTCGTTTTTCAAACTCATTGCTTTTTCTTTAGTTAATATTAATTAACAACAAATGATAACATAACTAAAGTCTTCATGCAGATAGTTTTAGTCAGACGGAACCTGTTTAAGGGTTCCGCCTATCTCGATACTTCATGCGAGTATTATCTAGCCGAGACTTGGAAGTAGGTAATTATTATACACAAGTTTGATGGGCTCTGACCTTTCCCAACCTACGTCGACATTAAATGTATTACTACATTATATCCCCAAGCTTCGTTCCTGTTGCCATGGGTTTTTACAAACTGTATTGTGTTTTTTGATTGACAGTAATTCAATCTATACTAACCGGTGAGCCCAATTTGTTTGATGGCTTCCACACTCTGGTGTGTTGATCGGTATGTTGCGTGTGCTTCTATATGAGAGCTTTTTCCACAGCGGTATTTTAAACTGGCCCGCTAACCTTAAGTACTGTAACTATAATTGTTGACTGTTCTTGAATTGTTGAATGCCTTCGTGGAGAATTTTACTACTGCCTACGCGAACGTTTATAATGCCATTATAATAATTGTCTGATAAAAGAACTTCTCTTTCAAACTGCTCTTTTGCTTCAAGGTAACTCATTAAGCCCCTACTTGAACAAAGATAAAGTATTTCACGTGTGAAGTTCTTGCTGCCTAGCTCTGCTACATCTGCCTGTAAGTGATCTGAAGATCCATAATAGTCTCTCCAATCACTTTCTATTGTTGATCGTCGTTTATTCTTCTTGCCTTTAAGAGGCGGTCTTGTTTTTTTAAATCGTGCTAACTTTTTGCCAATATACTTTTTATTGGTTTTTAAGTTGGTTATTAAGTATACAAATCCCTCAATACCGTCTGGTAACTGAGTAATTGATTTGCCATTGTACGTCCAACTCATTTAATTTTTAACACTCTTAATTGTAACGCTATTAACGGTAAAGATCAACCTTATTATCTGTGTATTTACACAGATCACCGAGAATTTTGCTAATTTTATTGGATACTACTAATGTTTACCATTACTAGCATCTAGATAGTAATTTTCTGATTCAAATTACATACTATTTTTTTTGTCTTGAATTTCTGCACGACGTGACTTGGATAATTTACCAATATCTCCTAATGCTTTTCTTGCTCTAGCAGCGGCTGCTTTAACGCCTTTATCTTCCCAAGCGGCATGTTCCGCTAAGTATGCTTCGTATGCAGATACGATCTGCTCGTGTATTTGATTTGACATTTTATTCTCCTATATGACTTCTATGTCTGTGTTATAACTTGTAAACCCATTCTCTTTTGTTACGGTGAGTATGTTGTTTACACGACCAGCAAGTTCGTCTTTGTGCGACACTAGCCACACACTTTTCTTACGTTCTCTACTAATCTTCTTTAGTATGGCAAGTGAATTTTCTACTCCACTTGAATCCATACCACTGTCTACTAGTTCATCGATAAACAATAAATTAATAGGCTGATATAAATTTTCCCATACATCACGGAAAGCCCAACTTAAACTTAATATAAGTCTGTTGCGTTCTCCACGACTTAAATTATCAAAATCTAAATCTCTTCCAAGCTCTTGAATCTCAACTGTCAGATCATTTAGGAATACAACACTATGTGGTAATCCAATACGTTCTAAATAGTATGCTAATCGCTTGTTTAAGAATGCTAAATTCTGATCAATAATTCTTTTTCTAATAAAGCTGTCTTTACTAGTTAGTAGACGTTGCAAGAACTCTTGGTGGTCTTTGACTCTTACGATCTCATTAAGTGTAGTATAATCTACATCTTGTATCGCTGTTTCTTGCATTTCTACTATTTGTTCTTGATAAGGATCTACTTGTAATTTTAATCCTTCAAGTTCTGCTTTTAATTTATCAAGACTACTTCTATGATTATAAGCATCATCTAGTGAATCATAAAACACAGTAGGCTCATCACCTAGTTCGCCTAGTTCTTCTAGTGCAATAGCTAGTGTATTTTCTTCAACACTATTAGTATCTACAATATCAACTGATTCTTTTAGTAACTCTTTTTTACTTTTGATTGTGTCTTCTTGTTTGTTATCGTGTATCTCTTGTCCACATGCATAACATTTATGATCCTCAAGTAGTGCTACTTCTTTTTCTAGTTTCTGTATGCTTTTGTTGTTGCGTTTTGTCTCAGCAGTTATTCTATCTAACAAATCAGTTGTATCTTTGATTTGTCTTTTTTTAGTCTTGTAATCTTTACGTTTACTATGTGCTTCTAGTTCTGCTTCAATATCAATGTGTGTTAGATCATCAAGACCTTTTTCAAGTTGTTTAGCATCTTCGTCGTGCTTGTTTTTCCACAATGTCTGCCTGCGTTTAAGTGCAGTAATTTGTTCTTCGATACGACCATTAGCATCAATCTGACTCTTGATACTAAATTCTTCTGTTGTTGCTAACTCTTTACTAACTTTAAGTTGCTCTTTTAGAACATCTGCTTTTTCACTAAGCAACGTAATACCAAGCAACTGCTCAATAATAGCACGTTGGTCGTTTGCCTTCATGCTAAGGAACGGCTCGGTGTATGTGTTTAATGCAACAATGTGTTTAAACATATTGTGTTGCATACCAAGCAAGCGTTCTATCTCTGCTTGTGTTTCTCTACTATCGCCTTGTGCAGAATCTGATGCTTCTTGTTCATGATTGTTAATGTAAAACTTTAGTACATTAGGCTTACGTCCTCTTTCAATACGATACTTTAAACCACTTAATTCAAACTCGCAAGTAACTAACATATTCTTTGCATTGGTTTTATTAACCAAGTTGTCTCTGCGAATGTTAGTTAAAGCCAAGCCATAAAGTGCGTAACTTAATGCATTAATTATAGTTGTTTTACCTGTACCGTTTCTCGACCCGTTATCTCCACCACCTGTATCTAAGTTTTCTCCTAGCACAAGTGTTAAATCATCACGGTCAAAATCAACGGCTTGAGTACTGTTACCGACACTCATAAAGTTTTTTGCAGTAAGGTTGTTTATTTTAAACAATTATAGATTCCTGTATATTTCCATTAAGAGGTTATTGTCGTATAGCTGGCTGTCAACTGCACCTAGTTGACTATAAACAATACTGTCAACACTTTCAAAGTTAACTTCGTGTTTTTCGTCAAAGGCATCTTCAACATTCTTTTGTGGTAGTAATGATAGTTCTCTTACGTCATACTGTTCATAGAATGTTTCTTTTATAAAGTTTGCCTCTTCGTAACTAATATCAATATCTAAGTTAATTCTTGCATATGTTTTTGGTAATAGTAACTTATCTGGATCGTCTAACAAAGCACTAAGTTTTAATACACGGTACTTTGGAGCATCGTGCCATTGATGAAACACATGAGGTTGTCCCCAGTCTAGTATCATTGCGCCTCGAGCATCGTCCCATGCATCACTATAGTTGTGCGGAAATGCATTACCAATGTAACTAATATTTCCTACTTCTTGTCTTTTATGAAAGTGTCCAGTAAACATACGTTCAACACCCCGGAAGTGATTGTTTTTTAATTCTCCGTGATCAGGCATTTGTATCATTGCATTCATATAGAAACTAGGAAGCTCAAAATGTCCTAGCATATACTTTGCTTCAAGTTTCTTAATCTGTTTCCACTCGTCACCTACAAGCCATGGAACAATAGCAACATCACCTTCAACTGTGATATCATTAAACAGTCTTATGTTGGGTAAATGCTTAATCCATGCTACACTATTAAAGTCACGTTTGTCTCTATAATACTCATCGTGGTTACCAGGTATAAATATTACTTGGTCAAACGATTCACTAAGTCTAGTCATAGCCATAATGCTATAGTTTAACGTAGCAACATTTATACTTGCTCTGTGATGATGCCAATCACCTAGGAATAAACAAGTTTCTGCTCC